ATAAAGATGAAACATCTAATTGTAAAGAAATTAGACCTTTATTTGTTTGTCTATAATAAGCGTAATTTAGATATTGGATATAAAATTTATCATTTACATCTAGTTGATTTTCATTAATTTTTAATTCTAATTGATCTAGTGAATTTCTTTCAATTTCAGACTGTAAGGAACCAATTATATGAACCGATTTGTAATTTAACAAAGAACCAACACTATGACAAGTTGCACATATCCAGTTTTCTTCTCCTATTCCAGAAACTCTGTCTCCTTTTTTATAAATTTGAGAAGTTATTGGATCTTTGCTGTCTTCGTTGTAATAAAAATAACAATCTCCGGTGGCTCCAGCATCACCACCGGCACAAATTGAATCATATTTTGTTGTATAGGAAATGGAAGTTGGTTCTGAGGAAAAATCATACAGGCTGTTTATTGGTAGTTCGGTTAAAGTTAAAAACTTACTCAAGAAAAAATCCAAACGATACAAAGACATCCAAGAGTATCCATCAGAGTAAGTTTTAACACCAACATAATGGTTTGGTTCGTTTGTTGATAAAATTGTAGTTTCTCCAATTAATCCGATTGGTTGATTTTTACCAACACACAAGTAAACCATATCTGTTGTTTTATTATACACATAAGTATTGTCACCAGAAGAACCAATATAAAATGGAGTGTATTCTGCGCCTCGTGCCCAATTAACTCTATTTGTTACTAATGATACATCATTTTTTGTTATTCTAGATAAAACAGAAATATCAGTTTCATCTGCAACTGTTTCACTTCCACCAGAAACACCACCCAAAAATACAAAAAAGTTAGTAATTTCTTTTTTTATAGAGTTTGATGTATACGATTTTATTTGATTAATATTACTCATATTTTTCCTATTTATATTGATGCTTTAGAAACATGTCATGCTTATAAGAAACATGTTGGGCAATCGTTTATACACTCCTTGTATGGTATATTTGGACTTGGTAAATTTCCAGAAAGTTCTAAAAAACTTCCAATAGTCATGTCACCCAATGTTCCATTTGGTTTTTCTATTTCTGTTTTTATTTCTGGGTCCCAATTTGGAAATAGATGCTGAGTAAAAAAACCAGTAATACCAGATGGATTGCAGTTAAATACACAACAGTAACAAACATATGTTGCAATATGAGTGCAAGGAGAAATTTCTGGGGGTACAGTATAATATTGTTCATAAAAAGTAGTAACATAATTAGGATCAGAAATGACATCTGTTGATATGTTTGGATATAACAATAAATATTTTTCAATAATTGGTAGTTCAGAATAATCTACATCAATAATTCCCCCCAAGGGAGAATCAGATGGAATAGTTGTGTCTCCGATAGAAACATATTGTTCAAAGAAACTAACAGTACCAACAGGATGAGTACCAGCTAGAACTGTGTTTTTGTAATTTATTACTTCATCAACTGAAGCATCAGATGTTAAAATATAAGAGTATTCTTGCCAAAAATTATCATCAGGAAGAATAGATTCGTTTAATGCAGAGCCAAATAAATTAGGTCTATTTTCCGTATTATATCCTACATTTTCAGCCAATATGTCGTTTTGTATTGGATTATTTGGATCGAAATTATCAGGTAAATCTATTATAGAGTTTGGTACTAAATCCCAACTAATATTGCTAAATTTACCACCATTTAATCTCATTAAATATTTTTTAGGATAATCTATGTTAACATTTTTTATATCAAATAAAGTCTTGAGCAAATAACGATATGCTCCTTCTGTGCCTTTAGAAATTAAAAAATCATTTTTGATTGATTTGATAAAAGATCTAACATTTTGTAATGTAATTTCATTAAAATCATCAGAATTTTTCTGTATTATTGAAATTGATATGAATGGAGCATAAGTTTTAATATATTGTTCAATAAAAGCATCTGGAACTTTATCAATGTCAAATAAATCTTCTATTTCATATGGAGTTAAACTTGATTGATCTTTTTTAAACCCACAGTAAAGCCAATTATAATAACTTTTGATAAAATCTATTAAATAACTATCGTTGCTATTATTACCATAATTTTGTTTTAACCAAAATGGTATCTGTCCTTCTATTCCAACAGGAGAAGTACAAAAATTTTCACCAGAAACCTCTACAGCATAACTTCTAAATGCTATAGCCTGTTCCAATACTGTTGGTAAAGGTTGTGTTTGAGCAGAAGTTTTAATTAATGTTGTTAACATCAAATTTCTTGTGGTTGTTCTGCATTTATATTCAGTGTTAAATACACTTCATCTTTTGCTAAAACCGTAGTTGCTGCCTTTGGTTTTGCATATAATTTGAAAGATTGGGTTGAGATGCCCGGATAAAGTGAAACTATTCCTGTTTTATAATCAATTTCCCCAACCACCACATTTAAATCATCAACATTATTTGTATTTTCATCTCTGGAAAATAATTTTAATTTTCCAATAACTGGTGGATTTATTGAATTTGCCGGATATAAGATTGGGACATCGTATATTTGTACTTTAGATGTTGGGAAATATGGACTTTCAAACAAAGTTGATGTAATACCATTTCCTGCTGTTGTTGATTCTACCCGATTAATTTGATTTTTGTAATTTAATGTTACACTTCTAGTAGAAGGAACTACTGTATATTCTAACTCAACATCAGATATTCTAGTTAAAAAGTAGCCGGGATATTTTTGAACTGTGTTTCTGATTTTATCTTCTGTTAGGTTATTATTAAAGGAACCAATTTTATATTCACTGTTGATATCATTAACAATAAGATCTATAGCCTCTTCCGGCATAATAGTGACAGTTTCTGAATTATATGTTGTCTGTAAAGTTAAGTTAACAACCAAAGAAACTGGAGGAATATACTCTGGTAATATAGTAACTATAGATCTTTCTTTTATCTTGCTTAATAATTGTTTTACTAGACTATTATCTGCTGTTTGTATTCCATTAATAGAAAATAAAAGTCTTCCATACATTGGTGGTGTGTTTTCTTCTCCACCCCAAACATTAACGCCATTAGAATATCCTAATTGAGCCAAAAACCCAATATAATCTAATTTTGTCACTAATCTTTGCTGTGCTGAAAAAACTAGAGGAGCAACAGTTTTTGCTGAACTTAAATTTGGGGAGTCTAATCCACCAAATGATGGTTGTAAAAACACAATAGACGAACCACTTGGAATTAAACCACCAGTATAGTTGGATGAATTATTTGAATTAGATCCATTTGATGACAAGTATTCAACTTTAACCAAATCACCTGCGACTAAATTATAATTTGCATTTGCTGTTACCTGAAACTTAACAACAAACCCAGATGTTGTTCTCTCCAATGAATATAAATTAGATGTTTGATCAACATACCCACCAGAATAAGTATCAATTAAATTCCAATACAAATATTCTTCATCTTGTGCTCTTTTTACAGAGACTTTAAGAGTTTTTATATCCATGTTTAAGTCTGGAATTAGTATTCTTTGTTCTGGGAAGTCAAAACCATCTCCCCCAAATCCCAAAGAAACATAAGTTCCCTCATAAATGCTAAAATATTCAGTTTCGTTATTGGGACCAACTAACAACTCATCAACGTTCCAGAACTGATAACGAATTCCTTCTGGTGTGGAACCAACAACATTAACAGTAAATGGCTTTAAAACTGTGCTGGTGGTAACATTAGTTAATTTTATTCTTCCAACAGAACTAGTTTTCGTTGGTAAAACATAACCTAAAGGTTTTACCAGAGATACAACAGATCTTTCTAGTTGAGCAGTATCTAAAAATGCCTCACCTGATATCATATTCGCAAAGTGCGCATAATATAATGTGTTATATGCTAATAAATCTAATAGAAAATTTACGGCCGAACCTTCAAAGTTTAAGTCTTTTACGGTGTCTTGTTTTTTCAAATAATTGACAAGAGATGCCCGGATATTACCAAAATCTAGTTCTGATAAGTTAATTGTTGTCATAGTTCGTTTACCGTTAGTATTAAAGTTTGCTCTTGTGTGTTTACTGACCCCTGATTTAAGACATACTTAATATTTATTTTAATGTCTGAACTTTCAGTTGACTCCATTATTGGGTATAGTATGTCAACAGAATTTACTTTTATTCTTGGTTCTAATGAATCAAGAGCAGTTCTTATTTCGCTTCTAAGTAAAGCCAACTCCGCATATGTTGGTGAATCAAACAAAATATCAGTCAATCTTGTTCCAAAATATTGATTAAATGGTCTTTCTCCCTTTTTAGTCAATACTATATTTTTTATAGATTGAACAATGGAAGAGTTTCCGGTAGAAAATGATATATCCCCGGTTTCTTGATTTTTGTTGAAGAAAATGTTCAAGTCTCTGTATTTTGGTGATGCCATATTAGTTATTTAGTACCAATTTTTCTGATCTTGTGTTTGGATTTAGATATTCTGTGTCTCGAATCAATACCACATCCATGTAATGTTTTGTCTTTGCAATATCATGGACTATGCTTTGAACCAGCCAAGTTCCCGAATATCTCTTTGTTCCTAAATTTAGACTTATTTTTGTTCCTGGTCTTAGGGTAAAATCACCATTCAGGGATATCACTATTTTATTAGCGTTGATTTGCATCATTTGTGCATTACGAAGAAGAGGTCTTTCTGGTGGTGTTTGCCAGAATGTGCAATATGTTTGAGAATACTTCAAATAATCCAAGAACTTTGTGCCAATACATGGACAATCACAATTCAATAGATCGTTGGGTTTACCCCAAACACAACCTAACCAGTCTTCCCCTAAGACATTCTCGATTAGATCACATTCTTTTATCTCTTGTTCTAATTGTCTAAGTTCGGCATATGTTGGTTCTGGCCCAGTAAAACCAACTGTCATTTTGTCAGGTCTGAGTTCCTGACAAGGACAATTGCAGATAGGATCATTATCTGGGCAAGTAGAATTATCAACCGGCTCTGGGTTGGAACAAGGATAGTCTTTACATGGATTGTTTTCTGGTGTTTGTCTAGATATCACCATAAATTGAGCAGCAAAGTTTCTGTCAAATGTGGAGTCCTCTGGTTCTAATTCTGGACCTACTAGTCCATACTCAGTTTCTCCAGAAATATCATTTTTCCAAACATGAGACATTTCTTGTGGTATTTGAGGGTGACTCCAAATTGCAACACCGTAATAATTACCATAGAAAGTTGTTTCTTGCTCTGGTGTATCTTTGTCTTCTCTTATGTTTCTGTTTCTTAGATCTAATTCAAAGAAAGAAAGCCAACCAGTTTTTCCGTTTTCTGATGGATTATATGATGCAAATGATTTAAAATAATCTGTAGATATTGGTAGTGGAGAATTTTCTTGCGGTTGGTAATAACCAAAGACGTTTCCTGGCAATAAAATATCTGACAACAATTTATCATTTGTTATTTGAATTTGTTTATTCTCATAGATTTCATCACTTCCATTAGTTCTGCCAAAGCTTTCATTTTGTTTTGTATAGTCACCCTCTCCAAAATCTGGTAGACTAACTGTTTGTCTCCATCTTGAATTTGCAGATATGGCAGTTCCATCTAATCTCGAATTACTAAATTCAAAGTAAGAATTAGGTAAAGATAAAGGATTTTTTCTAGTAATACTACTTAGCAAATCGTGGTAAAAGATTTCAGACAAATTAGTTCCAATATAATCACCATAAGTGAAATCAGTTTGTCTAATTCTGTGTTCATCCGAGTCTAGTTTGTTTAAACCAAAATTTAAATAAGTGTCGGATTTTTTGGAATAATAGTTATATGGGTTTGGAACAGAATTATAAGAAATTGTAGGAGAAAAACCATAAGTTATTGGTTGCTGTTGCCAATTGGTGAACAAATTTAAAGAAGTATTTTTGTAGTATCCATTTTCAACAATATGATAATCTTTATTATTAACTAATGCTTTATTTTCTGGCTTTAATTCGTGTTTCTTTTTGTTTATTCTTTTTACTGCAACATCAAAACCATAAGGATCTTGTCCCAATACTGAGATGTTGTAATCTACAGACTTTGCACCAAAAGGACCGGCATTTAGGAAAACATGATATGGTAAATAATATTCTGAACCGGGGGTATCGTAAAATCCTTTTGGAAAATCATAAACAGTATTTACTCCAATTGGGGTTTGGAACTCAATACGAACAAAACTTTCTATTTCTTCCAAAATTTTCTCAATCGGTCTTTTTGGTTCCTCTCCCTCTTCTGGTTCACGCAGATCGATCAAATTTCTAGAATTTAGATATTCAATTGGATCAAAGTCCAACCGTTCTAACCCAAACGGAGTATGTACACATATTGCGGTTGGATTTGATGAATCAAATTGTGTTAAGTAAGAATTTCCTAGATTATTAGAATATACTTCATCATATTCTATTGTTATTTCTATAGTTTTTTCGTTTGGTCTGTTACAAACTTCTGGAGAAATTCTTTTTAATATTGCTCCATTGTTAGTATACTCTATATCATAGGATAATAATTCCCCTGTTATTCTTTCTTTTAAAATTCTTTTAACTATTTCAGGTTGACTTAATTTTGCAGGATTTGAATCAACGTATGTGTAGTTAAAAAAGTCTGTTGATTCAGAAGAATAACCACCAATTTTAAGATTCGATGAATCGCACCCATTATTTTCATTAATTAAAATGGCAGTTTTTTCAACAAACTTACTAACTATTTTTGCCCTAATAGAAACATAATACAATAAAGAAAGATATGGATCATTTCCCAGAGGAGATCCAGAGTTTGGTCCTCCGATTTCATCAAAAACTGAAAAATGTGGATTTGCACCAAATCCTATATCAAAATTATAACCAGAATCGTAGTGGGGATGTTTTACAGACGGATCAATTGATGAATCATTATTGTAAAAAATTTCATATGGATAATATGAAGTTGTCCCCGGAGAAAAACCCTTAAATGTAAAAGTAACACCAGAGTTTTTTACAAATTCCTCTAAAACTCTCTTTTTTGCCAGTTTCTCGTATTTACTGCCCCTAATTGGAATTCTAGTTATTGATTTGACATTAAAAAGATTTTGCTCGGAATTATCTGCGGTAAATCCTAATTCACTTGAAACAAAGAAGGCAGTTCTTCCTTTATATTGTTCATATATTGTCGAGAAGTTTGTTTTTTCTTCTTCAATAATATCTTTCATTTTTGTAAAATAATCAGATGCCAATAGTTCTTGTCTATTTCTAATTGGGGCATTATAGTAAATTTCTATGTACTCATCTTTTTTCTCTTGAGTGCAGAAGCAACTTACTAATGGATTTAATGCACTATTTGCATTATCACAATATTCCCAAGGTTGTGTGTTTTCATCCTCTTCACATACTGGTTTTTCTAATGCATTTTGTTTGGCAGATTCTAGGTATTGAATTTGTTTTTCTAATCGTTCTCTAGCAATATCAATTCTCTTTAGTTCTAAATCATACAAATATTTTGTTTGTATGTCTGGAACTTCACGAAGATACATCAAGTTTCCAATGGTCTTATTGAATGGTTCCTGCGACAAATCATAACTAAATGTCAAACCAATTGGGAATTGCCTAGATCCACTAAAACCTTCAGACTTATTGTAGTTTACCAAGTCAGTAAAGGCACCAGCGGCAACAATACCATACTCCGAACTAAAAACTTCTGTTCCTTCTGGTTCTAATGAAGAAGAATCACAACAGATACTACACTTATATACTTTCCATTTTTCTTTTAGATTTTTCTTATTGGCATATTCTATTCTTTTATCTTTTAATTTTTGCTTAATGTCTTTTTGGATTTTTCTGCAAACTTCTCCATCAAGATCTACCTGATCAAACATTGGTTGCCATGTAATTGTTCCCTCTCTATTAGAAAAGGTATAACCATGATGATCCCATGCAACAGTTTTATCTCTATTGTTAAAAGACTTGGAGAAGTAACCAGAAACATTGTCGTTTATTACATTTGCTGCTGTTGGTTCGGTTGTTATTCCAGAAGGAAGCAGTGGATATTTTTCTACCTTTAACCATTTATTATAATCTCTAAAATAATTGTAAACTACTTCTGTTATGGAATGTGATTCATTATAATCAAGGTATTCTCTATATGGTTGATTCCACTTTGGTTCAACCAAGTAATATTTGGCAGCAAATGCATTTGATTCAAATAGTCTTAAAAAATTAGATTCATTTACAATTTTAAGGCTATAAATGTTTCCTACTTGTGTTGGTATGTTTGAAACAAAATACTGTCTAACGACTGGTTCTCTTAATAAAGACTCTATACTTCTAAAATTCCATCGATCCATATCCTGCCAAAACATAAAGTTACATGCATTAGGATTAGAATCGGAAACAGCATATTCTGCCAAAAATTGCAAAAGTTGAGCCGCTTTAAGTGGTCTATTAAGTTTACCCCAAGGATACATTGATTGGTTTTGTTTATACCAAACCCAATTTCTCGACTCTTCGATGTACATTGGTTTTTGTGTGGTGTCAGAATTGGTCTTTCCTGTTTTAAAAAACCTGTCATTAATGCTATTAACTAAACCAACTTGTTGGGAAGAACCAAGACTACTTGTGGAAATTTTTGTGATAATATCCGCACCAGTTAAACCAGCCAATTCTGAAAATTCTTTATATGTAAGTAGATAATGTTCATAAGAAACAAAATCAACTTTTAACTCTATTTTGGGAATGTTTGATTCTTCTTTTATCAAATTTTCTTTAATTTGATCTCCATATGCCTTTACATTATAAATCTTAAATCTAAGAGATTTAAATGAATTTGGTATTTCTGGATTTTCCATCTTGATGACGATATCATCAAATGCAGAAAAATTAATTTGCTCAGGTGTAGAATTTATATCTCTTAAAGAAAGAGTACCATGCAAAGAAGCCTCGAACATACCTTCGGTTATTGTCATTGACTGATAACCAAAGTTTGGACTTTTTGGATAAATTTCATAAACTTGATTATCTTTTCCAATAATCTTTATTTCGTGAATTTTTAGATTAATAAATTCTTGTGTTATTTCACTTGTTTGATCAGGCATTTTTAACCAATCCTAAAAATATTATTTGCTGTTTCACTTTTATCATTGAATAGCAGTTTTATCTTATCTTCCAAACTTCCCATCAATTGTGGATTAATGATGTTTAGTTTGATTTTATCCACATATTCTGAAGTCAATCTTTGTTCTTGTGTTCTTACTGAAATACCATTTACTTGAATATTATTAACTATTTTGTATATTACACTTTGCTCAAATGCAGTTTTTGCAGTCTGTTCACAAGTATTGAGTAATAGTTCGTCAGTGACCTCGTTAGAAACTACCTTAAGAAAAGGATTTAGACAGCATCCTTCTCCTCTTCTTATTCTATTAATTGATTGCAAATAAGGCATTGAACCAAAAGAACTAAATGCATTTGAGGAGGGATTGCAATAATTGACAATGCTTATAAAACCACCAGATCCATCTAATCTTCGTATTTCAAACTCTGTTCCAGTTAGATCTGTTGGTAAATTATAGTTTTCTTTTATTACAATTGCTTTATAGAAAGGATTCCAAGATTCAATCACACCGTATGAAGTTTCATCGACATATAAAATGTCGTTTTCTATGATGTTTGCATTTTCATAAATGTAATATGTTGTTTTCTTGGATTCGGTTTCCAATAAAGTTCCAAAATCTTCTTGAATTGTTGGCCAATCTGTGTTGACATCCACTACTTTATTTGCCATCATTAATAACCAGTAGTAATCAAAAGTTTCATACTTTTCTAAAGATAGTCTCTCTGGGGATAAAATATTATCTCTTTGTTCTTCATAATAAAGTGTTGTGTTTTTAAAAAACTCTTCATTGAAACCAACTTTAGAAAATAAATCTACAATGGTGTACTCTCCATTTGTAAATTTATACTTAATTGTGGGAAGTAAGGAAAAATATCTCATTGGTATTACCAAACAAAGTCTGAACGCATGAATAGTTTTTCTGGATTGTCATATGACCTATAGGCTGGTTCGATTTCTGTGAAAGATAAAGTTAAATCAATGCCCATATAATAATTATCTCTAGTTAATACTGGTGCATTTGCATCCAAACGAGTTATGGAGCAATTTACCAAAACAGACGGTTGTATTGAATTTTCTAAAACCAAAGAATTAGAGGCTCCTCCATTTGGTATTATTTTTATTCCCCACATTGGAGGAGGAGAAACCCGATTCAGTGTTCTGGTTTCCATGAATGGGTATAGTCTAGTTTGAAATCCATTTACTATTGTGTCTATGGCTTGAGCATCTGCTTTATTTTTTGCATATAAACTAAAACCAAATGAGTGTGGCCTTTTAGCAGTTTGCTGAAATAATAAATCACTGTTGGAAACTTCCTGTAGAGCCGAGCCTTTCATACCAGATAGAACATTTGTTACATCGCCAACACCAAATCCAAGTGGATTTACCACGCTAATAACTGAGTCAATTGTATTAGACAATCTACCAACACCACCCCCTGTTACTAGATCTCGTATTCCCATTCCTATTTGTTCTATTCCAGATGGCTCAACTTCTGCATAACCAGCAGAATTTGGGCTAGAATATCTTTGAAGGGGAAGCATATATCCAGAACCCCCACCATTTTTTACTGCTTTTTTTGTGTCTGATCTAGTGCTAAAATTTTGTGGTGTAAAAGATACCCAAGCTGCTACTCTGGATTGATAAGTATTAGAGGTTGGATACTGAACTGTATTTGACATTAGATTCCTATGGCCTACAAGAGTAAATATAAACCAAAAAATCCACAAAAGTACGTCGGCAACCCCGACAACATTATATGTAGGTCTCTTTGGGAAAGAACCTTCTGTAAATATTTGGACGAAAATTCTAATGTAATTAGATGGTCTAG